ATGCCCCCACTGTCCGATATCGCTATCCGCCGCGCGAAGCCAGCGCCAAAGACGCAGAAGCTGTTCGACGGTGGCGGCCTGTATCTGGAAATCTCGCCGGCCGGTGGCCGCTGGTGGCGGCTCAAGTACCGGTTCGGCGGCAAGGAGAAGCGCCTGGCGCTTGGCGTCTACCCCGAGGTGCCGCTGGCATTGGCGCGTGCGCGCCGAGAGGATGCGCGCCGGCTCTTGGCCCAGGGCATCGACCCCGGTGAGCAGCGCAAGGCCGACGCGAGCGTACAGCAAGGCCTAGCTGCCAACACGTTCGAGGCAATCGCGCGCGAGTGGCTGAAGGGCCGCATCTGGGCACCGAGCTACCAGGTCAAGGTGGCCGGCTGGTTCGAGAACGACATCTTCCCGTGGATAGGTTCGCGGCCGCTAAGCGCGCTCACTGCGCCAGACTTCCTGGCGCTTGCGCGGCGGATGGAGAAGCGTGGCGCGATCGAGTCTGGGCACCGCGTCATCCAGAACTGCGGGCAGGTGATGCGCTATGCGATCGCCACCGGGCGCGCGGATCGCAATCCAGTTGCAGACCTACGCGGCGCGCTCAGGCCGAAGCCTCAGCGGCACTACGCCGCAGTGACAGACCCTGCCGGCCTCGGCAAGCTACTGGCGGCGATCGACAGCTACACCGGCAGCCACATCACCCGCTGTGCGCTGTTGCTGGCGCCGCTGGTGTTCGTCCGGCCCGGCGAGCTGCGGCAGGCAGAGTGGACTGAGGTCGACCTGGACGCTGCGCAGTGGCTGATTCCGGCCGAGAAGATGAAGATGCGGCAGCCACATCTGGTGCCACTCTCTGCGCAAGCGTTGGAGATCCTGCGCGACGTGCAGCCGCTCACCGGTGATGGCCGCTACGTGTTCCCCGGACGCCTCAGCCCGAAGCGCCCGATGTCAGATAACACCGTCAACGCAGCGCTGCGCCGGATCGGCTACGAGAGCGACATGATGACCGGCCACGGTTTCCGCGCGGCGGCGCGCACCATCCTGGACGAGGTGCTGGGGTTCCGCCCCGACATCATCGAGCACCAGCTGGCCCATGCGGTGAAGGATCCCAACGGCCGGGCCTATAACCGCACCAGCCACATGGCAGAGCGCGTGCGCATGATGCAGCGGTGGGCCGATTACCTTGATGAGCTGCGCGACCGGGCCGCAGGCCGCAACGTCAGGCAGATTGCCTAGCCGGACCCACAGTGCCGCGGCCTGGCTGCCTTGATCGCGGCCACCTCTTCGCGTAAACGTTCCTCATGCCGGCACACCCATATCTCCGCACCGGCCCTGCCCGCCTCGAAGCTGCTGCAGTCGCGTCTTCGCGTAGGGCGATCAATCCTCTGCAGGTGGTAGTCGAGATAGATGTACCAAGCGCCGGTATCGACTCTCTGCTCCATCCGAGCAACGCCCTCCGTGCCCAGCGCCAGCATGCGCGGTGGACCCTCTTGGTGCTGGTAGACCTGGATCCAATGGAAGCCGTCTGGAAGCATGCCGGCCATCGTAGCGCGTGCCGTCGCACAGGTTGCGATTGGGTGCCGGGCCGGCGCTGCTCAGGCGCCACGCGGGTGAGCGGCCTGTGGCCCCGCGTCCGGCAAAGATAGATTGGCAGCGATATGGGGAATCCCATATCGGCCTGTGCCGCAACCTTGCGTAGGGGAAAGCCTACCGGTCGAACAGGTAGCCCATGACCTCGATCTGCACGCTGCCCACGGCCAGGCTCACGACGTTACCCAGCAGACCCGTGGTCGACGCCAGCACGACAATGCTCAGGTCAGCATCCAGCGGCATGATGAAGCGCAGGTTGTTGTTGGGCAGGATGGCGCAGTAGCGGTTTGCAGTGGACAGCAGCGGATTGGCCTGCGTGATCATGCCCGGCCGGCCGATGTAGGTCGTCAGGGGCGACAGGTTGCTGATCTGCAGGTCAACGTGGGTAGCCGTGGGCGGGATGAAGCTGCTGAGCGGGTACGTGGTCTGCGGCGGGGCTTGCAGCACCGTTACGCCCAAGCTTCCGAGCAGCGGCGGCTGGATGAACCCACTGCTGCCGACGTCCAGCTGGATGAGGTTGCCCTTTGACAGTGCCTGCGCATGCCGGCCGGCACGGAGCCTGCCGACCGCCTCGACCCGGCCGGAACCGAGATAGCGGGCGCCGTCGTTCGCAGCTGTTGCACCAGCGCCCTTGCTGCGCGCCGTACCGCGGTAGGCCACTGGCGCATCCGGCGACAGCAGAAGGCCGGCCACGTTGTTCGAAGACTCGACGCCGTAGGCATGCAGCCAGCCGACTGCGGCGCTGCTGGACACCGTGGCCGTGGCATCGCCATCGCTGCGCATGCGCCGTCCGGACTTGCTGTAGAAGTAGCCCTCGGTCAGTCGCACAGAGTTGTTCGGCCCGGCCACCAGCTGGCAGCCGACAATCTCCGTAATTCGGGTCAGGTCTGGCATCAGGTCACCACCGGGCTTTGATCGGACTGGCGCAGGTAGGTGGTGCCGTCGCTGTAGATGATCGCCTCGCCGCCGGGTGCGTCAATGCAGCGAAACTGGCGGTTGATGTCGGCTGCAGCGTCCGTGAGCTGGGAGACGGTGCGCACCGGAAGCACAGAGCCGCCAGGAAGCGCAGAGACGACTGCACCCCAGCCCACGCCATCGTAGACCCAGCTGCGGCCGTACTCGGTCCAGGCCTGGCCGTTTGTGGGATTTGAGGGAAACACCATACTCAGGCTCCCAACTTGATCGGAGGGATCTGGTCCAGCGGAAGGGACACTGCGGCGGGCCAGGAAAACGATTCTGGCTGCGGTAGGAGGGGCTTCACCTGGGCCCAGGTTGTGACGCCTGCCGGTGGAGACAGCGCCAGCTGCTCAAGCCGCTGATTTACCGCGTCGCGCCACGCGATCATGGCCAGCGCCTCAGCCTTGTAGCGCGCGACGCTGCTCTGGGCATAGCTGCAGCAGGATTCGATGCTGTCGTAGCCCCTGGCCTTGGGGACTGTCGTCATCCACTGCCAAGCGGCGTCGCGAATTGCGTTATTTCTCTGCTCCACGGTTGGAGCCGGATCTTTGTCCTGTTCAACGCCTGCATCGATGAGCGGCTGCACACGTTCCTTCCACCAGCGGTGTCCAAAGGGAATGGTGGTCCCATCCAAAATCGCAGAACCATCAGAGAGTAATTTGTAGCTCAAGATGTAATCTCCGCGTCAGCGACCCAGTGCCATCGGATATTTAGATTGTCAGTTGCCGCGATTGTCCCGGAATTAGGGAAGAACCCGCTTATACCCGGGCTACCCGCTACCCCGTTGACGTCAGCATTGGTGCCAGCGCTGTACATTTTCCCGGCAGCACCGGAATTGGGGCTATATAAGGTCACTGCCGGCGTGCCACGCTTCGAAACCTTGAAGTCAGTGGTATAGCCGGCGGCAAAGTTAGGGCTGGAGACGCCATACAGGAAAAACGCGCTCTGCCCAGCATCAGTCACAGTTCCCGCCGCAACATTTAGTGGGTAGCTCTTCTCATAAAAACGCTGACACTGAATTAGTAAAAATGCAGCAGGCTGATAATCGAAGCCCGCCATGTCACCTCCGCGCACTACAGCGATTTCGCGATAGGTGACGCTGGCTGTGGCTGGCGAAATCTTCACTATTAGATTTCCTGTCCCGCTACTGCCGGGAGCAGCAATGCTCACATAGCGCCGACCGGTCCCCGCAGTGATGGTGCCTGCCACGCCGCCCACAGAAACGTTGAGATTGCCTCCACTTAGGTCGCCCACGCTAATCGTAATGGATGCGCCAAACACACCGCGTGGCGCTTCAATCGCCTGGCATATCGTTCCGCTCGCGTGCGTGATGACTCCTGCGGCACTGACGCTGACGTTGGCGCCGCCAGTATCGGCAAACCAGCGATCGTAGCCAAACGCCGAAGCTGTAAGCGCGCCACCGGCAAAGGCCCGCTGATTGATGCGCATATCTCCATTGATCAGCAGATTCGATCCGGCGATATCGGAGATGTACGCGCCAGGGATCTGGTCGCCCGGTTCCATCTCCGCAGGCGCAACGACCGTGCTGCCGCTCTTGCGGAATTTCAAAGGCTCGATGAGGGGCATGGGTCAGGCCTGTAGTGGAAAGCTGGTCGCGGTGCCGTTGCGCAGGTATGCCGGTACGCTGCCGTCCGCGTTGAGTGGAATGGGAGATGAGGCCCCGCTACGCAGGTAAGCCGGCACGTACCGCGACAGCGACGCGGCGTTGTCGTAGAGCCACGCGCCGTCCTGCTGGGTGTAGAGCACGCCGTTGCCGAGGTTGCGCCACCGGTCGCCATTGATGAGCGCGCGGCCGTAGTCGGCAGCCGTGGGCGCGGTCGCCTTGGACACGAAGTCAGGCACCGCCACAGCGCCGGTGCGGGCGTTGACACTCGTTACTGCACCACTTCCTCCGGTGACGACAGTCCATCCCCCGTTCTTGCGGCCATAGATGGTGCCATCGCTGGGTGCATCCTGCAGCGCGCTGTCCGCCTTGGCGCCTTGGGCTGCCGTGGCCGCGCCGATATTGGCGGGGGTGATGCTGACGTTGCCAGTTTGGCCGTTGACGCTCTGAACCGGTGCGGCCGCGGACGCTTCTGCGGTCGTGGTGTATTGGGGGTGCGGGTCTGCCTGCGCCACGTGCGCCGCAACCGCAGTGCTGCCTTTGTCCGTATTCGCACCGTTGATGCGATTCCCAGTATCGTCGTAGGTCAGCGTCAGGCCATCGAAGGTGCCGGCCGTGATGGCCGCGCCGGTGGCGTCCTGGCCGCGCTCAGTGGTGAAGTAGAGGTTCGTGCCCTCGGGCAGATCTGAGGTTGTCGCCGCAACCTGCCCGGAGGTCCGCCCCTTCGCGTCGCGCGTGGTCTTGTAGATCGCCGTGCCGACACCGGAATTCGGCAGATCAGCCAGCCCGAACGTCGCCACACCAGTACCGGCATCAACGGCCTTGGTCAGGTCAGCGGTGGCCGCCAACGAATCAGCGATCGCATACCAACCTTTCACACCGTCCGGGCCAGTGCCGTAGTACCAGCTGGCGCCCGGCGCGTCGTTGTCGCCAACGAGGTAGATCTGCACGATCTCCAAGCCAACCGTTTCGATCGAGCCGACACCCTGAATCGTGGCCCGTCCACCTTCCTGCCCTTGGAGCGCGTCGACCGCGGCGACAAGCTCCTCAAACCGCTGCAGCTGGTCCGGCGTCATGCCGGCACTGTTCGCTAGGTCCAGTAGGTAGGTATACCACTCACGCGTCGGCAGGCCGGCCCGATCTGCAATGGCTGCTTGCGGGCGAGGAATAGCGACCATCAGGCAGTCGTCGGCCCAATCGCCACCCAGTCGAATGGCTCGGCAGCGATGAAGTTTGCGTTCGTCTGACCGAAGTCGTCAGTGTCGAACTGCACGGAAAATCCTGTTGCCGATTTAGCCACTACTGCCGGCACGCCGATCTGGCCACCGGCAGCATGCGTGGCATTGCGTGGAGTGATGCCGATGAAATTCGGTTCACCAGAAAATGCGTTGAGGAAGCTGACGCTGGTCGATGTCTGACGCGCCGGGGCTGCCGGCGCAGATGCGCTACCCCACTGGATGAGCAGCGTGCCGATCTTCACCCGGTTGCTGAAGTTCTCCACCGGCAGGACAGGCGCTGCAGGCTTCTCTTCCCAGATCAGATTGGACCCATCGGTGCCAAGCACCTTGCCGGACGAGCCGGCAGGGTCAGGAACCTGTAGAACTTCGCCCCACAGCAGGTTGCTGCCGTCGTTGGTCAGAAATTGGCCGTTTTGGAGAGCCGGAATCGTCGCGCCGCCAGCGGCACCATCATCTACGTCTCGCGTCCACACTGAAGTTCCATCAGCCGCCCGCAGCACCACGGTATAGGCGCCATCCAGCCAGATGTTCGTGTTCGCACGTCCCGACGAATCCAGCGGCACCGGGTTCTGGTTGGCGACCGTCAGATCCGAGTCGGACCAGGTGCCCTTGGGTGTGGTCGTGCCCTTGTCGTAGAACTGCAGGCTGCCGCGAGCCAGCGGCTCAAGGCCGAGCAGATCGGCGAAGACCGGCGCGGGATTGTAGAACCTTGTCATGGTGTTTCCTCAGTTTGCCCGCGCGAACTCGCCGGCGACTTGTTTAGAAATGGCGCGGTAAGCAACCGCCGCTTCTTCGGCAGTGTCAAAGCTCTTTGTGTACCGAAAACCGCACTCGGTTCTAATACACCCCATGAACTTCCCGCACTTCCGCCTAACGACCCCCTTAAAGCCGGTAGTGTTGGTAACAGCGCGCTTGCTGTTCAGAAGGTTCTGCCGGCGTGTCGCCAAGCGGAGGTTGCTTATCCGGTTATCGCCTTGGTTGCCGTTGATGTGGTCTACGTCAAGCTCGCCAGGGTCAACGCCATGCACAAATAGCCATGCCAGCCGGTGCGCCAGATAGAGCTGCCTGCGGAAGCGGATCACCACATATCCGGTGTGCTGATTGCGGCATCCGGTCACGGCGCCAGCCTTCGCGCAGTTATTGCGGGTTACCCGATTTGTGAAGACGCCCGTATCGGGGTCATAGGAGATCACCTCGGCCAAGTCGGCGAGGGGCGGCAGTGGCTTGGGAGGCACGGAAGCTCCTGTGGTGGTGATACGATCCGCCGATCAATCAGACCGGTGCGGCGTCAATGGGTAACTTTTGGGTGTACTTCTTGGTGTCCGTGATCGGCATGCTTGCCTTGCCGGCGATCTATTTCTGCATCTTCGTGCTGTGGAACAAGCTGCCGGATGGCCGGCTAAAGAAAATCCTGTTCCGGTCTTACTTCGGGCAGGACAACGGCCCATGGGCGACCTCCGAGTGGCAGCGCCCTACTGTGCGTCGTAAAGCTGCAGAGCGCCTGCAGCGCTGAGCTGCCCGGCGCGCGGTGCGATTTGCGGAGGCGCGCCGGCATTCGGGGCCGTTCCACCACCACCAGCGCCGGCTGCGGAGCCTGGGAAGAAACGCGCCATATCCGCCAAGGCCTGTTGCACGGCTGTGCGCTGCGCCGGACTGAGCGATGCGAGCACGCGGCGCGCCTCTTCCGGGTTGGCTAGCAGATAGCCCAGCCGATCCTGCACACGCTGCGCACCCAGCTCCTGCGCGCGCTCCACAAACCCACCCACCCACGGCAGCCGCGCGGCGTAGCTTGACAGTCCGGACTGCAAGCGGCCCTCCAGCATGCCGGCCTCGGCCGTCTGCGAACCACCTGGACTGCCAGCAGTGGCGGTAAACGCACGGCGCTCGAGGTCGCGTTGGATGTTAGCGATCGTCTGCAGATCCTCAGGCTCAAGGATGTCGGCGGCGCGTGCCTTGTTGAAGCCAGTAGCCCGCTGCGCAACGGTGTCCAGATCTCGTGCCGCTCGGGAGAAAGCAGCTGGCGTGAAAACCTGCTCTCCGGTCACGGGGTCCAGGATGGCGCTGCCAGTGCGGGACTCAAGCAGCGACTGCCCCAGCTCCATGCGGTTGATCGGCGCGGACATGGCGCGATAGCTGCCCAGATACGCGTTGTACTCGGGGCCCATGACGGCATCGAGCGCCTGGCGCGCCTGGATCAGTTCCCGCGAGCCGGCCAAGGCCGCCGCGTTGTCGCCGCCGTATTTGCCGTCCAGCATGTCGCCAATGGTCTTGCGTGCGTTGTCCAGCACCGCAATGCGGTCTTCGGGCACGAAGGCACCTGGCGCAGCCTCGCGCTCAAGCAAATAGCGCACCTGCTGCAGGCCAGCCTGCACGGCCGGTCGCCCCTGCTGCTGGGCGATCAGGTCATCAATCGCCATGAGCGCAGGCGCCGAATCGACGGGGCCAGATTGCATAGCGGCATTGCGCATGCTGCTGGTTAAAGAGTCGCGCGAAGCCTGGGCTGCCTGCATTGCCGCATCATCGCCGGCGAACTGTCGTACTGCCCGCGCGCGGGCCGCGTTGTTCTGGCGATCCACGTCATCGAAGAGTGCGCGCGCGCCGCCGCGGCGAGCGTTGCGCTCCAGGCCGGCCAGGCCGGGGTCCAAGGTTTCCTCAGCCAGCGTGCGCCGGACGCCAGGCACAGCGGAAGGCTGAGGCGTCGCCAGATCGGCGGGCCGCGCGGCCTCGCGCTGAATGATCTTCCCAGCGGCGCGGTCAGCGCCGTTGAGCGTTGCCGGGCGCAAAAGCCGGGCCAGCGCATTGACGCCAGATCCGATGGCCTTGCCGGCCAGTGCGCCACCGGCACCACCAGCTGTACCAACTGCGATATTCGCCAGACGGTTCTCGCCGGTGGCCACGGGCTGCAGCGCGCCCAGGCTCGCGCCCTGCAGCGCGTTACCAGCCACGGTGCGCGGCAGTGCGGCGCTAGCCAAGGACGTGCCGCGCAGCGCGATGCCTCCGGCCGCCAGCTGGCCGAGATAGCCCAGCGCGTTGCCGGCGATGCCCGCCTTGGTATCCATCAGCGGCGCGTCGAGGCGCTTGGACTCGTCGATGGCTGCCTGCTGACCGGTCAGGCTCGCCAGCAGGTTGCGGCCGGCGCCGGTATCCACCAGGTCAGCCAGCTGGTTCAAGCCAGCTTTGTGCGCGAGCGTGGAACCTGCGGCGGCCTGGCCCAGCAGTCCCTGGGTGGCGAACTGCTTAGCACCGCGGTACGTGTCGACCACCGACTTGCCCGCGCCCGCGGCCATCTTCTGCAGCGCGCTCATGCCATCGGTGGGGTGTGGCGCTTTCTCCGGCTCAAGCTGCCCACCCGTGATGGCAATCTCCATCGACGCGCCGCCCGGCCAGTTCACGGTCGGACTGGTGTCGGCGTCGAACTGCTGCCGTACTGTCTCCCGCTCCTGCTCAGGCACCTGTGGCGCGATGACCTCGTTCCAGTACTGGCTTCGCGCGGCCTCCTGCTGCTCCGGCGCAAGAGCCTGGTATGCGTCGCTGGACGCAACCTCCACCCACTTCTTCGCCATGAGTTATTTCCATAGGTCGCTGTAGGAGCCTGCAGACGTTGCCGGCGATGTATTTCGGGTTTGCGTTTGCTGCGCGCGGCGCAAGGCATTCTTCTTTGCGGACTCTGCGACTTCCTTCAAGTCTTTCAGAGCTTGGGCAAAAGCCTCATCGCTCTGTGCTGTATTGAGCCTAGCGATTGCTTGCTCTGCCTTCGTTCCCTCTACCTCAGTGATCGCACCTCCACCCTTTAGGCTTTGGAATGCCTGCAAGAAAGTGCCGCCCTTGATCTGATCCAACAGCACGAGAAAATCTCGCGCATCAGTACCTGGGATGTAGTTGCTAGGCGAAAGTGTGCCACTAAGACCTGTAGCGGTAGTCCTGCCCGGGTGATTCAGCGCCTTGTCGATCAAGGAAATTGCTTGGTCAGAGGTTCGGATCACCCCCGGCAGCTCTTGCTGCGCCTTCAGCTGTTGCTCGACCTGTCCTTTGGCGCGCTCGGTTCCCGCAGCCTGCTGGATGGCAGCGTTGGTGCGCACTCCAAGCTCTTGTGGGAGGTACTGAAGCTGCACTGCCTGCCTCGCTTGCTCTTGCGCCGCTGTTGTAGCAGCGGCCTGTTCCTCCGGCGCGCGACCGACGAAAGCATTGGGCTCACCGACCTGGGGGGGAAGGGTCGCCTGCGCGCCGTCTGGAAGCATTCCGTAGGCAGAGGGATTAGCCATTATCTCTGCGCGTAGCGCGGGCTCAGCCACCTTCGATACGTCAAAAAGTTCGCCCGTGGATGTGCGAAATACAGTCCCGGTTGCCGCTTGCGGTGGCGCCATGCCGCCGCCCTGAGTCGCGGCCATGGACCCGGTCTGCGGGTTGAAGCTGGTGCCGTCCGGCAGATCGATCTGGCCGGTGCGGCCATTCATCACGCCGATGCGCTCGCGGCCATCTGGGCCGGTGAATTTGACCTGCGTGAAGCCGGACGACGAGGCGCGCCCCTCCTGGCCCAGCGCGATCTTGGCTGCGTTCTGATATTCCGGAGTGCCGGGCTGCAGTCCAGCTGCGGCAGCCTTCATCTGGAACTCGCGGAAGCCAGTCGGCGCGCCATTCTTCACCTCGGGATCAAGGTAGCTGGTCTGCGCAAGGAATCCCTGCAGGCCGGCAGCCTCCTGTGTCGGGTCCATGTCGAGCGGATAGGAGCTACCCGGCTTCAGGGTGTCCATGAACGGCTTGATCGTCTGACGTGCCGCCATGATCTGCTGCTGGTTTCCGGACTGCAGCGCGGTTTGCAGGTACTTCGCCGCGCCGCGCGCCTTGATGGCGATCTGGTCGCCGCTCTGCTGGTACTGCTGCGCGACCTGCGGATTGATTGCAGCCGCCTGCGCGTAAGCCTGGGGGTCGCCGGTGACTACCTGCGGAGCAAGGCGCGCGAGCTGATTCTGCTGCCGCTGCTCACGCTGGTTGCTGGTGATTTGGTCGCCGGCCTGGAAGCCGCCAAGGAAGTCGGACAGTGCGTTAGCCATAGTATCCAGTGCGCCCCTTGAAGGTATACAGGTTGTTGCCAAAGGCATTGATGCTGCCAGCACCGGTGCCATTGCCGGTGTAGCTGCTCTGCCGGCCGCCGCCGTAGTTGATGTTGGAAGCGAGGTTGGAGCCGACACCAGTCAACAACCCAGTGAGTGCGTTGCTGTTGGCCGCGCTTTGGTAAGCATTGTTGGCGGTCGCGTTTGCGTAGGTGTTGCCGACGCCGGCCAGTGCACTCGCGGCGCTTTGCCCCATGCCTGCGAGGCTGGCCAGCTTGTTGTAGTAGTTGTTGTACTCCTGGGATGCCAAGCCTTGCCCGTACTTCAATGCGTCAGCCTGCTGTCCACCGGAATATAGGGAGCCGCGTGCCGCTGCACTGCGGTCCAGGCCCTGCAGGCCCTGCTGCAAAGTGAACTGGTAGTCCGGCGACTCCTGAAAGCTGGAGTAGTTGCCCGAGTTCAGTTGCGCAAGCTGGTTAACTGCACCCGTACCTGCGTTTAGGTAGGGCTGCATGTTCTGCGTGTTGGCGTAGTAGTTGGCATCCGCCGCACTCTGCGCCTGTCCGTTCGCTTTCTTGTTCTTGTTGTTGGCGATCACGCCGCCAACGACACTGACCGCTGCACCTGCGACTGCGCCCCAGCTCATGGCGCCTCTCCTTCAATAAGTGCCGGTGCTTCCGGCAGGATGAATTTCGCTTCGATCGACGCGATGTCGCGGAGCTTTGTGGGATGAACGTTCAGCCACACCACATCGGTGTGTGCGAACCCGGCTTTCTTGCAGCCGGGCTCGGAAGTGAAGATCGCGGGGGCCTTGAGGCGCTGCATCCCGTGCGGCGTGGTGACTGTGATTTCGCCCTGCACCAGCACATTGAGCGTCGAGAAGCGATGCACCTTGCCGGTGAGGACCGTGCCGGCCGGTATATGCATCGCACGGCCATACACACCGTCTGCAAAGTGGTGCTCAACCGGGCATTCTTGCTCGGGCAGCTGGCGAATCGCGCCCTCAAGCTGGTGCAACTCGTCCATGGTTGGCTGCCGGCCACTCAGGCACGCGACCGCCTGCCCAGGCTCCGTGAGAGCGGGCAACATTTCGTCCAGTTCCATGATCAGCCCCCCGTGGGCTCGATGTAGGCGACGGCGCCGAGCAGAGCGTGCTTGCGCGGCGATGACACGCGAATCTTGAACACCCATTGCCGCCCGCGGCCAAGCCGCAGCAGCTTCACGCGCTGCTCGTATTCGCCTATTGCGCCCAGCGAGCGGCGCCGCCAGTTGCTCCAGTTCCGGCCACCGTCTTTGCTGTAGCAGACCTCGACCCAATGATCAGCCTCACTCATCGCCTAGCTCTCCAAGACCCATGCGGCGCCGATTGCAGAATTCACACCTTCTGGTAGGGCGCGCTGGATCCAAGTTGCACCGTGGTCCTGCGAGTACCAGACGCCATTGCTGCCACAGCTTGCGAATATCATCTGGTAGCCGACAGCCATCTGCGTAACCCCGGGCAAAGTGAATGCAGGAACCAGTGCCCAAGTGATGCCGTCGCTGCTCCTTGCGATTTCTCCGAGTGTGGTCACTGCCACATAGAACTCGCCATCAAAAACAATTTCAGCTGGCGTATTACTTACCGAGGCTGTAGGAAACTGGAATTGCGAAGCGCTCCAAGTGTTCCCAGCATCAGTCGATCGCTTTATGTGGCATTGATAGCCGGCAAGAAAAGCATTGTTGAAGAAGATCACCAGATCTTCGCCATCGGTGGATAGCAACGGCCCCCCGACGGTCGCTTGCTGGAACTGCCCGCCCAGCTGCCATGTCTGGCCGTTGTCATCTGAGTAAGAGCAAGAATCGCGGTAATCACTCGCGATCAATATCCGCTCACCGACGATGGCGATCGAGTTTGCACGCGTCATCCCCGTGTTAAGGGGGATGGACCAATCTCCATCGGGCAGAGTCCGCCGCTGCAGTGATTGCACGCCTGAACACAGGAATGCGTATCCGCTCTTGAAAGCCATGCGAGCGCCATCCGTGGATAGCCCGGCTTTGTTACCAGCGATAAGCCAAGTGTCGCCGCGGTCTTTGCTGTAGTAGTACAGATTGCTTTTTGCTGAAGCGTGGATGATGCCGTCTTGATAATAGAAATAGCTCGGAGCGAAAGACTGAACAATCGACTTCTTGCTCCAGTTGCCTTGTTTGTACGGTCCAAAGACAAACCCAGGCAGTGACCCGCCACCACTGAACAGCCAAACATCTGAATTGGTCACGGATACAGTGTCAATCAGCTGCGCCATCGTCCCATCATCGTCCTTGAAAGAAACGGTGAATGCATATTCACCCTCTTGCGAATACGTGAACGAGTAGGAGCCATCAGCGGCTACGGATGCAGTAGTTGGCAGCCCACCAGCAGCAGACACCGGCCCATACGGCAGCATCCCTCCGCTACGGGTGTACTGCCCTGATCCACTCATCCCAGGGAATCCATTGGGCATGTTGCCAACAATCTTGGGCAGGCTGGGCTCAGTATTTGGGCCCTCTCCTGTCTCGATGATCAGCTCAGCATTAGGCATGACCAACGCGTTCTGATTTGCATGTAGCACCGGGGATACACGCTCACTGATGATTGGCCTGTTGCCCTCTAGGTGGTAATCCCAGTCCAGGAACCACAGCCTGCCGCGTTGGAAGTCGCTACCAATCCACATGCCATTCCAGCGCACCAAGTGGTTCAAGCGCCAGCGATCCAGACCGAAGGATGCGCGGCGGTGCCAGACGCCGGTCACCACGTCATAGCCCCAAGTCTTCCCGTCTGGGAACGTCAGGTAGTAGACCTTGTGCTTGCCGTCTTCCCAGGTGAAGGCAAACGCCTGCTTCCAGTTGTTGTCGCGGATCGCGGACTGCACCGGCCCCGTAGAGATCGGCACGGCCTGGTAGCCGTTGAGGCGATATACCACGCCATCGTTCCCGAGCCAGAAGACGCTGTTGTCCAGCTTCTGTACCGTGTCACCACTCGCGCAACCGCGGTCAATCAGCACCCGCTTGTTCTGGAACGTGCCGGTATTGCCGCCGGCGTTGAAAAAAAACTCGGTGGTCGTCTCGTTGAAAACGATGACTTCAAATTGACTGACGATCAGCATGACGATCTTGTCGGGCGACGCTTCCGACTCGTAGCGATCAAGCGTGTTGTAGTCGAGCGCATTGGCCAGCTGGCTGTGGAACCAGAAGCGGCCGAACGGTTCAACCTGCAGCAGGTAGCTATCGGAGTAGTCCACCGCGCGCGCGCCAGGGTAGCCATCATCCGTGATGCGCAGATACGTGTTCTTGGCCGTGTTCCAGACGTAGCCAGTGCTCTGGCCGTTGACGATCAGTAACTCATTGCCGCCGGTGATCTGGTTGTGCGCCATCTGCACGCGGCCAACGCCAGGGACCTGCCCGCGCACCGTGCTGGTTGCCTTCGTGCTGATCTGGTGCAGGTCGTTGCCGCAGACGGCGAACAGCGTGCCTTCAACGTTGCGCAGCCCGCGAATCGGCCGGTTGCCCAGGCGCATGTACTCGCGCAGCCCCGGCGGCGATGCCAGCTTGTACTCAGTGCGGGTGCCACGAACCTCGGCCACCTCTGGCAGCCAGTTCACCGTGTCCTGCACCGACCACGGCTTGCTGTCGTCGGCGTAGAAGCCGCCAAGCAGGTCGATTGGGCGAAGATCCATCAGCCTTCGTACTCGTCGGTGTAGATGTTGTAGCGGCCGCAGCCCGGCAAGCGCTGACGCAGCACCAGCGGATTGGCGACCAACATGTCGCGACGCAGTTCGGCCAGCCCTTCATTGGCCGTCTGAACCACATCAGGCTCAAGGTTCGCACCGTACTCAGGGCGCAGAATCAGTGCGAGGTTGTACGCAATTGCCTGCTCGGCCTCTGCCGGCGCTGGCAATGTCTCTGCTAGCGTCTCGACAGGCTGCCAACCAAGTGCCAGCCCGTTCGCTTCCCAGCGCCGCATCATGCCGTTTAGGGCGATGCGCGCCGTCTCAAAATCTTCTGCCTCAGGGGCCTCGTTCGAATCCACGACTCGTAGCAATCGAAGCGATCGCGCGACGATTTGGGCAACTGTGGTCATGTGGATCCTCAAAAAGAAGGGGCGCCACTTGGGCGCCCCTGTTCACTGACAAACTGCTGGATTACTTCTTCGCCGGCGTGGCTTCGGCTTTCTTCGCCGCAGCCTCGGCCTTAGCCTTCTCGGCATCGGCTTCCTTCTGCTTCTGCTCGGCGCGCTTGGCGTCAGCTTCTGCAGTCTGCTTTGCGATGTCGGCAGCGATGTCCTGGCCCGGCAAGTCATCCTCGCGGTTCCATTCCTCGCCATTGGCTTTCATGCCCTCAGGCTCTTTCCAGCCCTCGGCCTTTCGGTCTTCGACATCATCGGCATGCACTAGCTCGATGCGATCTTCATCGGGGTGCTTGAGATAAAGCGCGTGTTTCTTCTCCGTAGCCATGATTCCTCCTTTACGGGATCTGGCGCGCCAGGCCCAACGCGACCAGCACAGCACCTGCAGTGCCGGCGGCCGAATTGGCGGCGGTGATGGTGGGCTGGGCGATCGGTGTGGCGCCGTAGAAACCCACCTTCTCGCTGGACCCCTTGCCGAGAGTTGCGCCCTCGTCCGTACCTGGAGCGGATGCCCAAACGGTGTTTTGCGCGTCGATTGCAAGCTGTACCATGAAATTTCTCCTTAGATGCCATTGACGGTGGCGGGAATGCGAACGGCAAGTTCAGGACGCAGGATGCCGGCGCCGTAAACAATGTCGAAGCGGTTGAGCCACATGTCGTTGATCTGGTCGTAGCCGTTCTGGAATCGCAGCGTGATCCCGTTGAAGGTGCGGCTGGCGGAATCAACGCCGTAAGACTTCGGCGGGTTTGGCAGGTCAGCAGTGACCATATAAAACGCGTCCTTTGAGAAGGCCACGTTCTGTGCGTAGTTGCTCCCCGCGACACCCTTGACGGCAATCGCAGCGTTGTCGGCCGGCAGTGCGGAGATGTTGCGCTCTGAGCCGCTGAACTGAAGCGCCGGCATGATGGATAGCGTGCCAGCCCCACCTGCGTAGGGAGTGGTCACAGTGAACTGCTTCAAACCAGCCAGCACAGCCTTTGTCTGCGGGTGCACGTCATAGACGCCGGCGATGGTGAAGGTGTCGCCGATGTTGAGCGTGCCAGTTCCGCCATCCACTGCCAGCGTGGAGGACCCATCTGCCGGGACGCCGTTGGTCAGATAGCCTGCGTTTGCAGTGCCGCGCGTCACGCCCGCAGTGAGGTTCGAGGAGAACCAGTCAAAGCCCAAGGTGTCCGTATACATCGCACCTTTGCGGTACTGACGATCAATCTTGGACTGGGAATTGAAGTAACCCTGCAGCGCGGTGACGATATCCACCTGCGAGTAGGTGTTGACCATGAAGTTGCGGTCATTCTTTGGGGCCAACTGGCTATCCAGATAGGCGCCAGCCAGCAGTACCGTCCGGGCGTCGTCAAGCGGACCGTAGTCACCCACAGTAGCCGGAACCTGTGGAACCACGCGATTGATGATGTCCGCTTCAACCGCAGTGATCAGATCGGGGATCTTGGTGTCGATGTATTCGCGCTGGAAATCATCGATTTGCAGCGCCATCTGGGCAGAGGTTGCGCCAGTGTCAACGCCTTTGTAGCTATCGATCTTGACGGGAACGGTCTTGTTGATGATCGGCTGAATATCCATCACGCGGCCGTTGCGGACCTCGGCGCGCTGTGGCACACGAACAAGCACCGTATCGCCGTTTTTACCCGTGGTGCCAGAACCCTTGAACTCATCCGAGTACTGCGTGTTGATCATGTTGAGGAAACTCGGGGTCTCGCTCAACACGGCCATTGCCCGATCTACGACGATCTGGCTAGTGAGAAGCTGATTGCCTGCCATGTGATTTACCTTTGGTTTGCGCTATGAGCGAATGGTTTTGCTCGGTCTAGCGCCTGTGTTGTTCCCGGACTTTCGCGACGTGATCCTCAAAGGTCATGGACGCGGCATCTTTCTTTGCCACGGCAGTTCCATGGATCGTCGGCACGACTGCCGGCGCTTTCGTGACGGTCTTGGGGTGAGGCGGGATCTGCGGAGGCTTGGGCGCGCTCACCGACGCCTCGATGCGGCCAAGCGCTGCGGCTTGGGCATAAGGCGTCATGCGCGAAATTTCGTCGGCGCGATCCAGGTTCTCGGCGAGGTATACCGCGATGCTCGGGCCAACCTCACTGGAGGCGATCACCTCCAGCATCGGCTCGGTGAAATTGATCGGTGCCTTTGTGGCCGCCTCCCATTTGCCAGGGTTCTCGGCTTCAAACGAAGCCAGTCGCCCCTGGAATTCACGTTGCCTTTCCTGCTCCTGGTGCCGCTTCTGCTGGACCTGCTGCTGTGAATCACGCTCATTCAGCCTCTGGCTGACCCGCCAATCAGTGAGGGCCTCCAGATACGCGTCCTGGTCGTAATTGAACTGGTCCAGCGTCGGCCTGCTGTCCGACTGCACAGGGTCTTTGCCGGTGGCGTGCGGCTGGCCCTGTTGCTCCAGCTCCTGCGCGCGTCGCTCGGCGGCTTCTGCCCTGCGAAGTGCCTCGTACTTCTCTCGCGTCAACTCATTGATGCGCTTACCAACGCCCTTGTTCTGGCGTTGTGCGGGAGCATCATTCCCGTCCGAAGCTGCCGACTCTCCGGAATCGTCCGTGTCGTCGATCTGCTGATCGTCGTCAACGGTTGCGGCAGAGTTGCCCTGCTCACCAGCAGGTGTTGCGTTGTCCACATGCGTTACAGCCGATGCCTCGGCCTGCGGCTTGGGGTTTGATGCCTCTATGGCCGCGATGGCCGCCTGCAGTCGTTCGTTCATAGCGATCTCAGATCGGATAGCCCGGCTGGCCGGCCGGTGCGGTGGGGTCTAGCCCCGGACCACCGCCCATAAAAAAACCGCCTTGCGGCGGCTGTTCTGGTGCGGCTTGTTCTTGCGGTGGAGGTTGCATGGGTGGTGGCATGCCCATGAGCATCTGTCCTGCCTGCAACTGCTGCTGAAGCTGCATGTTCTCCAGCTGCTGCCCTTGCGCCTGCGCGCCGTAGAGCTGCGCCTGCGCGTCGTTCTTCTTGGCGTCTGTCAGGTCTTTCGGGTTCGGTTGCTGAGGCTCCGGCGGCTGGTCGCCCTCACCCGGCTGCAGCAAGCCCTGCTTCACCAGCAGTGACCGGTAGGCATCGCGAACCTCGTCCATGCCAGGCGTGTCCATGGCCTTGAGCACGCCGTAGCGCGCCAGCATGCCGTCTGGGCCGTTGGACTGGGCTAGCTGCATCATCGCGTCCAGCGTCTCCATGCGCTGCGTGGTGTAGCTCGGGCCAGTGGTGATCGACACGTCGTATTTGCCTTGGCGCAGGTCGTTGACCGTCAGATAGCTCTGCGTCTCCTCATCCCACACAGGCTTGTTGACCGCCAAAAACTCTTCCGACCCGTCCTCGCCAAGGATGCGGATCTGCCGCTCACTGTCGTAGATGTGCGGGATCAGGTCGTTGACGATGATGCCGGTGTATAGGATCGCCCGGCTGATGTTGTCTTGGTAGTCGAAGTTGGCGACATCGCCCTCGCGCTGCCGGGCCATGATGGCCTTGCCGCTGGTTTCATTGCTTCGGCTGCCAAGGCTGGCGTCGTAGATCCCGGTGGTTGATTTCAGATCTTCGGACGACAGCTGCAGCGCAGCCATGTAGCCAGGCGACAGCTGTGGCGGCGCCTCGCGCTGAGGCCGAAGCCCCGGCGCTAGCGGATCAGGGTTGTATGGCAGCCCTGGTGCGTTATCGACTGCCAGATCGCGCCATTCACGTTCAAATCCTTGGATCTGCTTGGCCGTGTACAAATACGGCGACTTCGGCTGATTGGCGATCACCTCGGCAAAGTTGGAGCGCTCGAAGTTGTAGAGCACCTGGGCATCGCGCGACATGCGCGCCATTCCATACCACTCGTCTTTGCCGTCAACGTGGACGATATCGCCCCACACCGGCACGAGCGGGATATAAAGGCCGGGCCAGTCGAACGGCCCTTCAAGCGTCTCTTCTCCGCTCACGATCTCCATCGTGATCTTATGCGATTCAATCGAGCGACGATCCTCGACGGTGATGGGCTCGCTTTGGGCCTGGCCCATTTGGTCCATCGGCGGATTGGCCGCCGCCTCTTCGTCGAAGTCATCGGCATTGACCACACGCCCATCCGACAGCCGCAGAATCTCCTTGGAGACCGGCACGCGCTGCCAGTACTCGGCAATGCGCACCTCCTTGTCGCGATACCAGTCGCGTCGGTCGCCGGTCAGACTCGAATCGAATGAGACAATCTCAGCACTCGGCCACCGGCGGCGGAACTCTGCTCGGGACACCGTGTCTTCGACGAAAGCAAAGTGCGCATCCGAACGATCCAGTTCAGTTGCCGACGGATCGAACCGCACAGAGAACGGGTTGTGGATCCGCTTGATACGGATGTCTTGGTCAAAAGTGTCGTCGTTGGAGTACTCGGTGGTGACCCGCCACACACCGAAGCCGCAACTCACCGCGTACATGCCGCCCCAGTCGTAGGCCTCATCGGCGCGTGACTGCGACTCGATGTTACGAATCAAGCCCTGGCGAATCTCGGCAAGCTTTACGTCGCCATCTTCGCTCGCACGAATCTTGATAGACGGCGTGTTCATGCGCATGTCGTTGATGACCTGCTTCACCGACTGCCGCAGCTTGTTGAACTCGTATTTAGGGCGCGAACCGCGCAGCCGGCCAAAGTTGTTGTCCCACTGGCTGCCGGCGACCCAAATGAAGCGGAAGTCGTCGATCGCCTGGTTGCGCAGCGTGGACTCAGCCGACTCGCAGTCGGCGAACCTCTGGCGCATCACACGGTACTTGTCTTCCGCAGTCTTCGGCGGTGTCAAGTCGTCATCGCGCATTAGGCCCATCCACTGTTGAATTTGATCGCCTTGGCGGGTGCCTTGACGCCGTTTGTTTCGAAATCGACGGCCATCAGGCCGAACGCGTCAGAACCGTGGCTAGCCCAATCGTGATTGGGGCCAAGGCCGATGCTTCGCTTCTCGTCCTGCTTCTCGTGATACCAGCCCAGCGCGTCGCGCCCTGCCTCTGTTGCGTCCCGAACGTCGCCGATCGGACCACTGTTGAACCAGATGGCAGGGAACAGCCGACGCACCGACTCGATGCGCGTCATCGCCGCACCGGCGCCCATGTTGGGGATCACCCGCACATCAAAGCCTGCAGCTTTCAGCGCGCTCTCGTAGCTCACCGCATAGACCTTGTCGTGCGAGGCGCCGTCGTGCGGCAGAACACACTGACAGCCTTCATAGCCCGATCGACGCAGCCACTCAACGTGCGTTGCAAGAGGCTGGCCAACCGCCTCGTAGTAATTTAGAACTCGCACTTCACGGCCAACAAACTGCACGATCCAGATGGCACAGGCGTCAGCCTTCGCGCCGGTGCCGCCGATGTCCCAGTAAGCCCGGGTTGTCATCAGCGGGTCAGCAGCAAGGCGGCCTATGCGGCCTTGGTCCTTCGCTTCAGCCAGTGCCTTGGCGAAATAGGCACCCGACACTGCGGTGACGTATCCGCCACCCCAAATATGGTCGTACTGGTCGGCCTGCATCCGCAGGCAGTCTTGACGCTCCTGCTCAAGCTCAGCAGTGAACCACGGGTTGTCTTGCCAGTTCGCCCGCACCACCGTGGCGCTGGTTGGGATCTCTGTACCGCGAAGCATCAAGTCCACAGGGTCCGACTTCCGCCGAGGGTTCCAACTGAACCACAGCTCGGAACCTGGTGCGCGGATTGTTGGCCGAAGCAGGCTCAGAGAGTGCGCCGTGGCCGCCTGCGCCTCTTCCCACCATGCCCGCTTGAAGCCTTCAAGCGACTTGATGGATTCAGCCGTGTGGTCCTGCATGCCCTGGAAGGCAATCACGCCGTCGCCCGGCGTCTTAATCACCTCGTTGTAGACCTTGAAGCCATCCTTCTCACTAAGGCTCAGTTCCCGCAGTTTCGACTCGATCAGCCGCTTGCTGGACTGCTTTAGCGATTTCTGTACCTGACGAATGCACACCGACAACAGCCCTGCGCCGCCGGATTCACCAGGCTCGCGCACTGCATCGTCGATCAGCAGCTCAGCAAAAAAGTGCGATTTTCCAGAGCCTCGGCCACCGTGAGCGCCCTTGTATCGGGCGGGCTCCAGCAACGGCACGAAGACCTCAGCTGTCGGAAGATCCAGGACGGACAATGCGCCGCTCCACTCGTGTCACGGTCTGAACTGGGCCGCCACCTGCACCAGTGAGCTCGACGCCCTTGCGCTCCTGATAGTCCTCAGGGAACCGCGCGGCCATGGAGCGCGACCACAGCTGGGCGTTGAACTTGTCGGCGGTCAGGCCGCACTGAGCCTGTGTCTCCCACCAGTCCTGGCTCAGCTGCTTCGCTCGCGTAAAGGCGTCCGAAAACTCCGGATGATCCTTGCACCACTCGTAGAGCGTGCTGCGGACAACATCAATGGCGCAGGCCATTTGGACGACAGACTTGCCTTGCCTGCCCAGCTCGATCACCAGTGCGCAGTACTCCGGCCTGTAGTCGCTTGGCCGCCCACCAGTCATGCCGCCACCGCCGTGAGCCTGCTCGGCCCATTCACCCAGCCCGGGCTGTTGAAGTACGGCGCAGGCTGCACTCGGATCACATGCCATGCGCTGTAGACCTCGCCATTGTCCAAGGTGGCGTCCACACGGATACGGCAATGTCCGGTGTACTGGGCGGCGATCTGCACCTGTACCTGCCGGCCGTTGATGACAGGCAAGCTCATCACGCACTGGCTGGTGTCGTCCGTTTGCCAGGTGGCCGAGGTGATCACCGCCCCCTTAGGGATCGCTCCATTGAAGTCGGTCACAAGGGCGCGCTTCTCGTTGGCGTACAGGCTGGCGCGGTGCACACGGTCGCGCTGGTGCGCGGACACGTAGTTGTGCGTGACGCGGCCAATGTCATTCACGGTCTGCCCTCACCACGGCTTGGCAGGCGCGGAGCTGGTCGTCGGCGTCACGGCCGACTCGAACAACAGCGCCCGCAAACTCTTCTCGGCGCTCGGCGGCCGCATCACGTTCGCGGGTGCCGGCGGCAGTTTCGGCGAGGCGCTGGGTTTCGCAGCTTGCCCACCCGTCGCGCAGCTTGAGAGCACCATTGCGCAGGTCAGCCACAACAGCATCAGGGACGGCCTGGGCCGCCTGCCGGTCTTCTTCATGCTTGGCTCCAATGTCGGCCAGTGACTCGGCCTGTTTGTGTTCGGCGGCCCGGGCAGCCTGCTCACCGGCCAGAGCGCCAATGGCGGCGCCTGCCTTCTGCTCGCTGGTAGCCACATCGGCCGATCGGTCACGCCACTCCCAGCCAGCCCAGAAGCTGAGGGCCAGCGCCGCGGCAGCGATTGCGGGTTTCAGCTGGATCGGCATGCTCATTTGCTCTGCTAGACCGCGGTCCCATTTTTCGGCCATGGATCAGCCGCCAGCCTGGCGCCGCGAGATGTTGAAAAAATAGCCAACCACCCCGCCGAGCGCGGTGTTCAGGCCGCCCAGCAGCAGTGCGAAGGCGTCGCGGTTGGTCTGCGGGATTGAGACACCCACCAGCGCGGCCATAGCCATGCCGTAGAGGAACAGAATCAGGATGGCGATGCCGATGCGACCGGCGCCAGCATTGCGGGTCGCGAACGTCACGCCGCTTCCCTGCCCGGCTGCGCCAGTTGGTGAACCTGCTTCATCGCCCATTCGTAAAGCGGCCTGTCACGTATCAGGATGCGTTCGTGCTCTTTGCCGCGGAGCGCCACTACATGGATCTCGGTGGACTCCTGCAGCGCCAACACGATGAAGGCCACACGCTTCTTGAGCGGGTCCGCCTCCTGTATCAGGTCCAGTGCATCCTGCACCATGGTTTTCACAAGAGTCAGCGCACTCGATGGCGTCATGCCTGGTGTACTCATGGTGCTCAGCGCCATCTGCAGCTTCGCCACGGCGCTTTCGCGGGCTTTCTTGCCGGGCATCAGCCTTCAAAGACCTTGCGCTCAGCTGCTCGGCGACGGATCAGTCCATTCATTACCTTGCCGTTCGCCTTGCGCCACACATCGAACTGCTTTGCGGCACCGGCGCGATCGCCAGCGTTGAACAGGCGCAAAAGCGTCGAGTTCTTGAAAGCCGTGACGCCGATGTTGTAGGCCAGCGAGGTCATCGCACCAACCTCATTGTCGGCGGCCGGGCGTTTCAGCACCGATCGCACGCCTGCCATGAAGCGCTCTACGTCCAGTGCCAGCCGATCGTCCGCCTGCGCCTGCGTCCACTTCACGCCAGGCTTGATGCCCGGTCCAGTCGCACCCCAGCCGATCGTATAAGGGTCGCCGCCGGTGGCAGGATCGGGGTAGGCCGTCAGCCTGCACCCCTCAAATTGTTTGATGAGGGCGACAGCGTGGGCCAGGGCAGACATTAGGGTTCCAGAAATGAAAAAGCCCCGCCGAACGGCAGGGCATTGAGCGCAGAGTTCGCCAGTGGCTACTCTCGACGCGCGTAAGTTCTCACGGTTTTTGAGGTCATGTCACGACCTCATGCCCTAACAAATCTGGGAAATCGGTCCATGCGATCACAACCCCTCCAGCACCACTCTCTGCCATCTTCTTTGTCCTCTGCCAATGCCCAGCCATCGCCGATATCCGATAGACCTCGCCATCGACAGTGATGGCTATAACGGGCCTAGACCATAGCCCTTCTTTGTTCTCTGGGGGCTTGGAAGCGGGATGCCAGATGGTCGTCATCTTATCTAAATCCTTCATGCAGCATCTCTCTGGACCGCGTGAGTCATAGATTGTGCCGCTTCTGACTCAGCATCGCGAACCCGCTCAAATAGCCATTGGTAGCAGGGCCGCCAGTCCCGCCGGAAGTTAGCCGGATCTTTGCCCAGCTTCTTTGCGCGCCAACCATCAGAGTTCTTGGCATGGCCAGTGCCGGCGCAGTCCTTGCACTCGACCAGTAGCTCCCCGGCGATCACCGCGCCCCGCCCCTCGCAGGCTGCGCAATTCCTTGGGGACGCCACCTCTTCGATGATCGTCTTGAGCAGCGCCGGCAGCATCTCGGGCAAGCTGTCCGGCCACAGCTCATCCCGCGCCAGATCCAGACGGGCCTGGGTGCGGTACACCTCGGCGCGCTGCTCGGCCGTCTCGGCCCCCTCCCATCGCCGGATGGAAACAGCGATGCCGTGATCCACGCGCGCATCCGTCAACCGATTCAGGCGCTTGCGGTATTCGGTCAGCGCCAGGTGCTGGAACATGGCGGTGATGCGGCGCCGGCTCAGCTTGGCACCGTCTGGCCAGTGGCAAGCAATGAACACTTCCCGCCCCAGACCGGCTGGAATAAAGGCCAGCGCCCCGGCGATATCCTGATTGGTAAGTTCCGGCAGCCCGCCGCGGCCGGTGTCGAACTTGACGTTCGCCGGGTTGAGTCTTGCCAGTAGTTCGCGTACGTCAGCCATTGTTGCCCCCTGTCAGTTCTGCCAATCCCTGCAGCGTGTGCAGGGCCTTTGCGATGTCGGTATCGCCGCCCTTGTCCCGCTCGCGGGCGAGGTAGGCGATTGCGGTGCCTTTCATGTAGCCGCGGAACTCTTCCGGCGTGAGCCAGCGCCGCAACACTTCCCAGGGCTGGTAGTCGCCGAGCTTGCTGTAGTGATCGCCGCCGACCTGGTGCTCGAGTGCCGGCATCAGAATTCCTCCTGGTGCCAGCCGCCGCCGTGCTTCTTGGCAACCGCCTTGAAGGCCATGAAGCGGAACGGGTACTGATCTGCTGCCACCTTGATCTTCACTCGTGCGTCATCCGTCCAGAACCCTTTCACTTCGTGCATTTCCATCACGCCGTCTGCGGCCATGACGGCGAAGTCAGGCGTGTAGAACGTGTTGTCCGCCAAGCGCAGCTTCACGCCCTCGAACCTGTACCAGACGACCTGGCCTGCCGCACGGAGCAGCTCCAGGTGCGCGGCGTATATCTGCTCGGTCTTGTTGAGCGTGCCGGTCTTGAGTCGGCCAAGTGCTTGGAACTTCATGCCACCTCCCGATCAACCAGCTCAAACGGACCGATAGAGCCCTGCCGAGTCTTGCGCGGGACCTTTGCCAACCACAGCGCGATGTGCCGGCTGTCGTCGGCCACGATCTGGAGCTTGGCGATGCGGCGCTGCTGGCAGTCTTTCTGGACGATGAAGGCTAGGCTTGCGCCGTATTGGGCGAGCCGGCGTGTGATGTCCTGCACGATGATCGCCAGCACCTCATTCTTCGGCCGCATGAAAACGGCGCAGCGGCGGCGCGTGTCGACGATGGCGACTCGCTCTGACCCGCATTCAGGCGCACGCAGGTGCAACTCAGGCGTGTTGCCGGTGTAGTCAATGCCAAATGTGGCGTGCCGGGCGCGTAGCGGGATGCTCACCGCTTCCAGCAGATCCTCTGTGGCTACGGCCATGTAGAGGCGATCGGCCTGCGTTGGACCGAGCGATTTACGGAGTGATTTGCTCATGCCACCCTTCTCCACTCATTGTAGCCAAGCTGCCACTGCTTGCGCAGCTCGGCGGCGTCTTCGGTGATCCCGTATAGCGGGCAGCTGCTGATCGGCCGCCCGGCTTCTCGTGCGTAGCGGCCTGACTTGCGGGCCTGGGATAGCTGCTCGGTGCGGGTCATTGGCGCCGATCCCATCTGAAATGGATTTTTTGCAGAGTCCTGACCGGAGGGAATACCCATGCGCCCGGGACCCACACCAGTTTCCAACGAAAAGTTGGCGCAGCTTTCCGGTCATCAGAGATGATCCTTTTCAGCCTCTCCTTGGCAATCGAGGCGGTAGTTACGCCGGCCCAATCGACCACGATGTGCATGTGCGTCCTCATGCCTGCGGCTCCGGCTTGGCGGCGAGCAGGGCTGCTAGGTCGTCCGCACAATTCAATAAGGTTTCACTAACCCCTTGGTCGTAGTCGGGGCCGTCGTAGCCATCACCACCTGTGGCGGCTTGGACTCTCCACTGATCGACCAGCGATACGAGTGATTGCAGCTGCGCCCCGGTGTAGAGCGCGCGTAACTCGGTATTGCACCCGTGAGGTGCAAGGCGCAGATCGCCGCGTTCAATACCGCCTGCGATTTTCCTCGGACCGTTCCCTTGCATAACCTGTTTGATCGCTGCGTAGTCTTCCAAGCTAATCGGCTTCCATTCGTCGTCATCAAAGCCGTTGTGCGCTTCGTCCTCGCGATACTGGTAAGCAGCTGGCTCCACTCCCTGTGGCGCGGCCGACAGCGCGGCGCGCAGGCGAGGCAGCATCTCTGTCTCCCAGACGTGCTTAGGAGTTCCCTCATCGATGCCTGGAACACGGACGCGCACGCCGATGTCCATCAGGTCGACGATTTCATAAAAGGCAGTTACATATCCGTCTTTGCCGGCGCTGACGGTTAGAGCATGAGCAATAGCGCGAATACAAAGGTCTTCGGACTCTGCGTGGTCACTTGCCTCTAGTGCCAACGCCCATTCTTCGTGGCCTGCTCTGCGGTACTCAGCCGCCAGCAACTCCCGCGCCCGCTTCTCGATGTCGTTCATGCCTTTTGCTCCAGTGCGGCCAGAAGGACGTCGGCCCATAAGACAGCGCAAATAGCCGGGGTTTGTGCATCAAACCAACTGGCATGTGGGCCACTTGCAAACCCCTGCATCTCAGCCATCGCAAACGCCTCGCGCTTGGTCATCTCGCTAGCCAAGCGTTCGCTGTTAGGGATCGTCCTGCGCTCAATTCGTGTGTCCACAACCTGCTGCTGCAAGAAACTGCCATCAAATTCTTGGCTCATGCTGCTCTGCTCCGCTGTTCGTGTAGGCGCTGCAACGTGACGTTGAGCGCGGCAAGTTCATCCATCTTCATGACAAGCCACATGCGGCGCTGACCGTGTAAACCGTTGACGCTTCCCTGGTGGCAGTCTTTGCACAGCGCCACCACCGTGAAGTGCTGGCCCTGCTTGATGTGGTGGGCATCGCTCGGGCCGGGCGCATTACAGACCGAGCACGGCAGCCACTTGACGGCCTCCAGGTGTGCGCGCTCGGCTGGGGTGATGGCCTTAGCGTTCTTCGTTCTCACGCCGCCACCTGCGCGCACTGCGCCTCATACATCTCCGCGTGCGACTCGTAGTAGCGCAGCCGCTTGGCATCGCCGGGGAACTGCTCGGCGCATTTCTCGGCGGCGGCACGCCACTGGGCCGCCTTGGTTGCTGGCGAGTCGCGGAACACGTCGGTCTGATTGGTGTCTGAGCGCATCACTTTTTCTCCCAAAAAGGACATGTGACGACCAGAAAAGGAGTCGCAATCATCAACAGAGCAAATAAAAGGCGCGCCGAATCGCTGAACTGAAGTGGATTCCAATTCAAGCAAACAAACGAAAAAGATAGGTATACCGCTACAGGACTAGTAAAAGTGGCTATCCAACGAAGTTTCATGCCGCCCTCCTCCGCTCGGTGAAGTGCGGATCGGACAGACGCACGTCGTTTTCCACTGCCCATGCCTGGGCCCAGGTGATCAGATCGGCCATCTCGCCGACCGTCATGCGCCGCGTCTGGATGCCCAGGTTGACGATCGATCGTCCATCCAGCGATGGAACGATGTAGCCTTGCTCGCGGTTCTCCTCACGCGCCCAGGCATCGACCAGCAGACGCTTCCACGCCTCGCCGTCCAGCTTCTGCCCGGCCCATTCCTTCTGCCGCGCGATTTCGCCGCACATGGCGTGAAACATGGCGTTTTGCTCAATCGATCGCTTCGGCAGCAGCTCTTTCACTTCCAGTCGCACGTTCTTGCCGGGCGTGTCCTAGATTTTGTGTAACCGGGCCACAGGCAGGAGACTGCCACCTAACCCGGAGACACCATGAGCCCACGCACACATGAGGTACCCGACGAGCTGCTTAGCAGCCTGTTGGTCAACTACACCAAACCCGAGGATCTGATCGGCGAGAACGGCCTGCTCAAGCAGCTGACCAAGCGGTTGGTGGAGCGGGCGCTGGACGCGGAGATGACCGAACACCTCGGTCATGACAAGCATGAGCCGGTCGCCAACGCGGCCGGCAACACGCGCAACGGACGCAGCCGCAAGACGCTCAAGGGCGAGTTCGGCGAGCTGCCGATCGAGATTCCGCGTGATCGCCACGGCAGCTTCGCGCCACAGCTGATCCCCAAGCACCAGACCCGCTGGGCCGGCTTCGATGACAAGATCTTGTCGTTGTACGCGCGCGGCATGACCGTGCGCGAGATCCAGTCGCACCTGGAGGAGATGTACGGCACCGAGGTGTCGCCGAGTCTGATTTCCTCAGTCACCGATGCGGTCGTCGAGGAGGTCAAGGCGTGGCAGGCGCGGCCACTGGATCCGGTCTATCCGATCGTCTATCTGGACTGCATCCACGTCAAAGTGCGCGAGGGCGCGGTGCGGGTCAAGGCGGTGTACCTGGCCATCGGCATCACCATGGGCGGCGAGAAGGAAGTGCTGGGCCTATGGCTGGCGCAGGCCGAGGGTGCCAAGTTTTGGCTGCAAGTCGTGACGGAGCTACGCAACCGCGGGGTGCAGGACATCTTCATTGCCTGCGTCGATGGCCTGAAGGGGTTTCCCGAGGCGATCGAGGCGGTGTTCCCGCAGACCACCGTGCAGCTGTGCATCGTGCACATGGTGCGGCACAGCCTGAACTACGTCTCGTGGAAACGCCGCGCCGAGGTTGCCGCCGATCTCAAGCGCATTTACGCCTGCGCCACCGTCGAGGAGGCCGAGCAGGCACTGACCGAGTTCGAGGCCAAGTGGGACGCCCAGTACCCGCCCATCAGCCAGTCATGGCGGCGCAATTGGTCACGACTGATCCCGTTCTTCGACTACCCACCGGAGATCCGCAAGGTGATCTATACGACCAACGCCATCGAGTCGGTCAACATGAGCCTGCGCAAGCTGACCAAGAACCGCGGCGCGTTCCCCAGCGACGAAGCCTTGATGAAACTGTTCTACCTGGCTCTGCGCAACATCACCAAGAAATGGACGCTGCCGATCCGCGACTGGAAGGCTGCGCTGAACCGCTTTACGATCCAGTTCGAGGGGCGACTTCCTCAGCGGTAACCCAAACCACGGTTACACAAAATTCTGCACACGCTCTTCTTGCCGGCGGCGATCATCGCCTTGGCGAACTGCCAGGCGTCATTCATGCGTCCGTGCGCGCTGCCGTCTGTTCGTAGGATGAAGTGCGTCATGGCTGGAGGCTCAGATGGGCAGCTGCTGCTGATTTGGATCCACGTCCGGGACCAACCCACCAACCTCAATACCCTCGGCACCAATTCGCATCAGGTCATCGATAGAAGCTTCTTCGGTCTCCACCTTTTCCTGCAACACCAGCGCCTGCGCTGATCGCGCGGTGTGGTGGCGCGTGTAAGCGATCAACTGGCCGTTTACACGGGTTGCGTAGATACGTTCTTTCTTGATCCGATTTTTGGTGTTCATTTGGGCGCCTATTGGTCAAGCTGCTTGCGCAAACCGGGATGGTCGCGCCAATTGGGTGGTGCTGAAGATTCGCTCCGCCTCCTGCTTGCATCGCTGCAGGGCTGATTCGCCGCGGTTACTGCAGATCCGCTCCTGTCCATCTGCAAGGGTGTAGACGACAACTTCATTGACGAAGGACTTGCTGATGTAGAAGCGCCCGTCATCGCTATGGATGTACCTGTCTGTTTTCCCGCGCATCCAAACCATCAAAATTCCTCCGCGTGCTTCTTGCCTCTGGTGAAAAATCCGCCGCCAGGCTTCTTCTCTTCAGTTGCAGCGATTGGCAGCGGCCCCTCCCAGTCATCCAGCCGCATCTCATCGAATCGGTTTCGCAGGTTGATGCGCGCGCCGGCCTGAATGTTTCGGCCCTTCGCGAAATGCATTTCGACGACGCCCTGCAGATGCGTCTTCTTCTCCGGCGTGTCGTAGTAGTCCTCGCGGTGCAGGAACACGATCACGTCGCCCTTCTGCTCCAACTCGCCGGATTCACGCAGGTCGGACAGCGTTGGCCGGCGCTCGGTGCGGCTGGACAGGTTGCGGTTTAGCTGCGCCAGCGCCACAAGCGGGATGTTCCATTCCTTCGCCAGATCCTTGGCCTTCTGCGCGATGGCGCCGTATTCGAACCGGGCCAGCTTCGGGTCAATCTTGAAATCGTGGATGTGGTCCACCACCAGCAGGTCAAGCGGCTTGCACTGGTGCATGCGGCGGGCGCGGGCCTCGAACTGGCGCACACTTAGCGACGGCGTGTCGTCGATGAAAAGCGGCGTGGCCTTCAGGTCGCGGATAGCGGACACCATGAGCGCCGTGTAGTCGTCGTCAGCTGTCTGTGTCGGCGTGGTAACGAACTCGTGGGGCACGCGCGCTAGGGCGGCAATGTTGCGGTCGTGGCAGTCGTGGATGCTCATCTCCAGCGAGAAGAAGCCCACGGTTTTGCCGCGCAATGCGGTGAACATCGCCAGGTTCAAGCCGGCGACGCTCTTGCCCATGCTGGGCCGTGCGGCTATCAGGTACAGCGTCGCGGGCTGCAACCCTCGTGTGATGTTGTTGAACTCGGCCCACGGCGTCGGCAAGCCCGTCATGCGCGTGCCGGCGTGGTACTTCTCCTCGAACCGCGCATACCAGCTGGCCAGCGAATCCGCCGCCAGCTGCAAGCCGCCGCGCTGTGCTGGCTGCAACTCGCCGAGACGGTGCGATGCGTCCGACAAGAGCTCAGCCAGCGGCCGGCCGTCGCGATCGAAGGCGGCCGATGTCATATCGGTTCCCAACTGGATCAGCCGACGACGGCCGGCGCCCTCGACTACGATCTCCGCATAGGCGGTGATGTTCGCGGCAGACGGCACGGTGGTGGCCAGCTCGATCAGGTAGGCGCCATCGTCCACCAGCTCCATCAGCCCCTGCGCCTCAAACCAGTCGCCGAGGGTCACGGCGTCGAACGGCTTGGACTTGCCGGCCAGCTCGGCGATGGCGCGGTAGATGGCTTGGTGGTCGCGGCGGTAGAAGTCCTGCTCACCCAGCACATCCGACACCAGCGGCCAGGTGTGCGGAGCCAGCATCAGACCGCCCAGAACCGCCTGCTCGGCCTCCACGCTGTGCGGCGGCACAAGGAGCTGCTGCGGCTCGGCGCGGTCGCTACGATCGCCGTACAGCTGCGCCATGCGCTCGACGTCGTCGTGCACCGCGCTCATGCCGCCACCTGCCGGTCGTACAGCCGCAGCATGGTCTTCTCGGCCGTTAGCGTCTCGAAGTCAGGCACGAAGTTCTCGTGGCCTGGGCCGCCCGGTATCCGGCCAGCGTAGAAGTCGTCCTGCGCCACCAGGTCGAAATAGGCAACCCAGAACTCAGGCGTCACCAGCGGCGACCCGGTGGACTCGCGGCAGATCTCGCGGGCAACCCGCAGGCAGCGGCGGACCTGGTGCTGGCGCTTCTCGCGGCCGACCGTCTCGGAAACGTTCGGCAGGTTGCCGCCGTTGCGCTTGGTCAACGTCGAAGCGTTGTAGGCCGTCAGCGCATCGCGGGTGACCTGAGCCAGTCGCTGGGCAAGCTCGTCGCCAGCAGCGTCACTCGGCGCAGCCGATGACAAGAGGGTTTGATCTTTCTCCTCTGTCTCTGTCTCTGTCTCTGTCGTGACATTGCGTGACATCTCGTGACCGTTAGAACTGTCACTAGCAGTCACAACGTTTTCTTTCGTAGATTCGCGCTCTCTTTGTGCCCTCTTGCGCTCAGTGGCCCGAAGGTCCTCAGCCTTGGGCTGCCTACGATTCCAGCCGGAAAGATGGTCGCCATCCACAGTCTTTCCCTGCATTGCATCGCAGATAGCAGTGACCTCATCGGGGTCAATGCCAAGTCCGGCGCCAACGTCCTCAGCATCCCAGCCGACCAGCGTTCCGCGCGGATTTGCCTGTGACGCACACTCCAGCATCGAAGCCCAAACGGACAACACGTGACCAACCGTGACATTGCGTGACAACTTCGCAGAGGCGCGCGCAGCCACAACGCGCCACTTCGGATCGTTGACCGTTCCGTGATGCCAGCGGAACCAGTGTTCGGCGGCCATTACGCCACCTGCCCAAGCGGCAGCTGCGGCGAAACAACGCGCCGAGCCTCTGCACGCGCATCCTCAGCGGCGCAGCGGCACAAGTGCTCCACTCGCTCGTCGTCGGTCATTGGCGCGCCGTGTGCGGCCAGTGCGGCGCATTCGGCTAGGTGTTGGAGAGTTTCTTCGCGCTTCATCTCAGTGGCCTGGGTGACGTGTGGCAATAATCGCTGGGGGTACTCGGCGTTGCCGTGCACTCTTCTGTGGATAACTATTCGCTAGGACTTTTGAGTCCCTGAATCGGTACGACTGAGGCCTGCCGTGTCGGTAGGCGATAGCGCCGGGTCAACTCGGCGTGTGCTGCGTGCATCACTGCTTCTTCAATCGACGAAAGCCCATGGGCCTTCGCGTACTGCTCAAACATCGCGCTCTCAGATGGTTTCAGCGCTATGTCCATAGGACCTCCCCAGGGCCTGCTTTGGCCCTTCAGGCTGCATCTGCTTCCGGCCTACCCTTCTCCATCGACGCAACAGCTGCTAACGCCAGCTCTCGCACGAACGCAGCAGGCTGCCGCCCATTGAAGTTGGCGAGCGCAACGATCAGCGCGTAGTCGGGATCGTTGAAGCGAACCTTGATCGGGTTGTCTCTCAGGTGTGTGGGGTCTGCGTACATCGTCAATTTGAGGAGTCAGTGGAATGGGGTTTTTGAAGAAGGCTGGAACGAACGTGGTCGCGCTCAGGCGGGTCGGGAAAAACTGGTTCTCCGTAAGCTGGACCGGCGAGCGATACGACATTCGGTTGCTGCGGCGTGGTTCTTGAGGGCGCCCGTCTGCCGGTAAGCTGGGAGGTGCCAACCACCCCAACTACCGGAGACGGACATGGACGAATTCACCCAAGATCTGATCTTGGATCTGCGCGCGGAGCTGCTTGCGCAGGACTTGCTGCTGAAGGCGGTCATTTCGACAATGCCCCGGCGCGCAGAAGTGCACGCCGCTTTTCAAGTAGTGATCGCTCACCACGAATCGCTGGCGCTTGATCACGCAATGGACGGCGGCCTGAGTGCAGAGGACGCAGGCCAGATGCGGGCACTGCTGAGGCGCAAGACGGATCTACTACTTGCCTTCCTGCAAGGAAGTTGAAGCAACGAATAAAACGCTCGACGTCCATCTCAAGCCGCCCCCGTGTCTTTCTGCGCGGCCGAAGACAGGAGGAACTCTTTCTGCCAAGCCTGGTTGGTCGTCATGGACACCTTTGCAACCGATTCGACGCCCAGGGGCAAAACCGAACCAGGAAAAGAGACCCGGGTCTCTACACCGATGGGATCGCCCATCTCGTCGTGGATGACGACCAATTCGATTGTCGCGAACGTGGTTTTCTTCGCTTTTTCGCTCATGGCTCAAGCCGCCCTCTTCCGCTTCTTGGGAGCGGCGAAATTTACGGGCCGCAACTTCGCCAACTTGAAAGCTGCATCTGCGCGGGGGGCCGTAGTTCGACCAGCCAAGATCTCCCGAATCGCATTGGCAGTTACGCCGATGCGCTGAGCGATCAGTGCGGGGGTCGCGCCTGCGGCGATGAGCTGCTCAATGTGTAATTTCCAGTCCATGGCGCGACATTACAGAATCCTGTAGATCACGTCAACAGCATTCTGTTACAGACTTCTGTGAACATTCCAGCATGGATACGATCGGCAGCAGAGTTAGGCGGGAACGAGAGTTGCAGGGCGTCGAGAGGCGCGAATTGGCAGCTAAAACAGGAGTCGGTTACAGCACCTTGTCGGAGTTGGAGCGCGGCGGAATGCAGACCACAACCAAGCTGCGCGTCATTGCTGACGCCCTTGGAGTATCGCTGCAATGGCTCGAAACCGGGAAAGGCGAGAAGCAGCCCGGCATTCCAGTCTCGCCAGTCTTAGAGACTGAGAAGCGGGCTGGAGACTATGTGCGCGTCGATCAGCTAGATGGAGATGCGGGCATGGGCGAAGGACGAATCAACGATGACTACCCGGATGTGATCCGCTCTATGGATCTGACGCCGGCCTACATTCGATCTGTAGTTGGCTTTGTGCCGCCCCCAGGTCGATTGGTACTAGTGACCGGGCGCGGGGATTCAATGATCCCGATCATCCAGCCAGGCGAATCGCTCATCGTGGACACAGGGGTTTCCACATTTGATGGCGACGGTATCTACCTCATCAACACCGGCAACGGGCAACAGATCAAGGGGCTACAGGACCGCGGCGACGCCATCTACGTGGTGAGTGCCAATGCAGCGCTGTACCCGGCTTTTGCGCTCCCCCGCGGCGCCATCGTCGGCGGCAAGGTGTATCTACGCAACAGGATTGATCGACTCAACTGACAGGGAGTTCTGCGATGAAATTTATTCACATAGGAATCGCGCTGATCGCAACTGCGATAGCTGGATGCTCAACATCAGGAACTGCAGTACGTATCGGAGAGAACACCTATCCGCCAGTGACGCCTGATCATGTGGTGCTGCTTGTTGCCGCGCCGTCCAAGCCGCATGAAGTGATCGCATTAGTGGAAGGGGTAGCAGCAACGGATGACTACTTCACCAAAGAACGGACCGAAGCAGCTGCAATCAAGGCAATGAAGGAAAAGGCCGCTTCGCTAGGCGCTGACGCTATCGTTTTGACCAGTAAAGGCTCAGCCCCTTATGGGCAAATTTCCACTGGCACAGCCTATGGGTCATCCACACAGACGGCAGGCAACATCACGGGCTTGGCGACGGTGACATCCACATCCATGGGTTGGGAAAAGATCACCTTCTCGGGCACTGCTGTTCGTTACAAGGGCCACTGACATGAGACTGATGATTGTTGCAATAGCGGTTGCCGCGTGCATCACAGGTTGTGTATCTACCTCTGGTGTTGTGCAAGACGGCTCGGATGGATACCGCATCATGTCGGAGGGAAAGACCGGCGCGCAGACTTCCGGCAAGCTGCAAAGCCAGAACTACGCCACTGCTTCTGAGTACTGCGCAAGGCAGGGCAAGGTGGTTGAAACCCTGTCTACCGACTCTGAGCAGAGCCGGCCGCTGGGTGGGTTCCCAGAGGCGAACCTGCGCTTCCGTTGCGTGGATCGCACTCAATAGCTCGCTGAACATTGGGATTTAAAATGAACGGGTTTCGGCTCGTTCATATTTTCCTGTCAAATATTTACAGAATCCTGTTGACTCGGCGTTACAGGATTCTGTAACGTTCACTCGTCGGCCCACACCGGGCCATACGGAACGAGGACGGGGATGAACAAGCAGATGCAGACCAGCGACAACCTCCTGCGTGACGGCCAGCCGTACGAAGTCAATTACGACGAACACGGCAACGTCGCCTCGGTGTTCTGCGGCTTTACCGAAGATGGCCTGGCGCACTTCGTGTTCCCCGCCGGCCTGGGGGGCTGAGTCATGGCCTCGATTGCAGTTGACCTAAACGTATCGCTGACCCCGCAGCAGATTGCCGCAGCGTTTTGGGCCATGGGTTCAGACCAGCAGGTGAAGTTCTTGGCCGAGCTTGACCGCCTTGCAGGCTGGCAGTTGTGCTACCAGATGGCCGGACTGGTTCGGGATATCGCCGAGTGCGAAACCGAAGATCACGTCCACGCCCTCAACGCATTCCGCACCATGTTCGCGCATTCGGCTGGTTACGCGGAAGCGGCTACCGACATTCGTAGCGCCAGTGCCCGATCCGAGATTGAAGGCATGGTTCGCGATGCAAAGCGGGCTATCCCGTCTCGCAGCCATGAGCTGTCGCGCGTCGGAGGGCATTGAGCCATGGGCCTTGCACACACCTACCACCCGCACTGCGGCTGTGCCGCTTGCTCCCGCCAAGAACTGGCAGACGAGCGCGCCGATGAGCTGGCGCTGGCGCTGCACAAGTCGGGCGATGTGCTGAGCGAGACGCTCGGAGAGCTGACGACCGAGCAGCTGGCCCTGATCGCCGGCCACCTGGCACAGGGCAACGATGCCGGTGCCGCCGAGATCCTGCGCACCGCGATCAGCGACTACATCGCCAGCGAGATTGATCGGCGCATGGACGAGGTGGGCACCACCAAGCTGGAGACCGTGCAGCGCATGCTGACGGTGTACGAGGCCAAGCCCGCGCCGGTAGCCGTGATGCCGTGGCGGGTGGCGGCATGAGCGCCCCTGTCGCTGTCGATGTGTTGGCTCACTTGGCCGGAATGGCGCTGCATTACGGCGAAAAATGGCAGGCCGCCCATGATGCAGTGGCCGAGCTGATCGAGGCGGCGAAGGAAAAGCAGCGCGTCACCGGAGGCGGCGCCGTGTGCACCGTGGCCGAATCGAACGCGGTCTATCGGCGCATGGAAGCCGCCTTAGCCCGCGTAGGCGGCGCCGTATGAGCGCCGTCATCGCACCCCCGAACGCTTGGAGCGAAATCAAGACCGTTCGTTCCTGCGCAAAGCAACTGGGCATTGATCCGCAGAAAGCTGCGCGGCAGTACGTCGATAGCGGCTACGCGAAGTCCTACGTCAGCCACATCGCCGAGGCCGCACGGCGTGCGCGGATGGCGAAGAACAACGCACCGGAGCTTCCGCCATGTGCTTAAACGACACCGACTTCATCGCAGCGATGCGCATCGGCTTGCCGCAGCTGCCCTCGCCCGCTGGCCTGGAAGTGATCGATTGCACCGGCATCCTGCTGGGCAATGCCGATCTGGAGCTTTCCGACATCGAACGAATTGAGGGCCTCTGTGTGATGCCCCTGGAGAATGGTCATGAGTGAGACGAAGTGGCACTGGGACGGCGATGGCAACCCTTGGGAGGATTACAACACCAAAGAACAAGCGCCTTGGATTGTTGATGACGATGGGTCGCCCGTTCTGTCTGGCGAAATTCATTGCCGCTCAGAATCGGAAGCTAGGTTGCTAGAGGCCGCGCCTGAGCTGTATGAGGCGCTGGACCTTGCAGTTCGGCAGAACTCGCACGACATGCTGATGACAGGAGAGGAATTGCGCGCTTGCGCGCTGGTCCTCGCCAAAGCCCGAGGTGAGGCATGAGCGCTTGGCAGCCGATCGAAAGCGCTCCGAAATCAGTGGCTAATGGGTCACACGTGGTGGGCATCTACCTGCTCGGCTTCGTGCCTGAGGACGATCTCGTAGATCGTTCGGCGGGGATTCGGATCATCTGGTGGGAGCCGCTGCTTCCCGGTGCAAACGGCCAGCCTGGGAAGTGGGTGTCCGAAGCATTCGCCGAATCGGTCGAGGTTTCGCCGACTCATTGGATGCCGCTGCCGGAACCGCCGAAATGACCCGCTCCTACTCCGCATTCGGCTGGCTGTGCGCGATCGTCGGCTTGCTGGCAATCATCGGCGGCTTGGCGCACTTCCGAGGGGCGTGTCCTAGATTTTGTGTAACCGGGCCACAGGCAGGAGACTGCCACCTAACCCGGAGACACCATGAGCCCACGCACACATGAGGTACCCGACGAGCTGCTTAGCAGCCTGTTGGTCAACTACACCAAACCCGAGGATCTGATCGGCGAGAACGGCCTGCTCAAGCAGCTGACCAAGCGGTTGGTGGAGCGGGCGCTGGACGCGGAGATGACCGAACACCTCGGTCATGACAAGCATGAGCCGGTCGCCAACGCGGCCGGCAACACGCGCAACGGACGCAGCCGCAAGACGCTCAAGGGCGAGTTCGGCGAGCTGCCGATCGAGATTCCGCGTGATCGCCACGGCAGCTTCGCGCCACAGCTGATCCCCAAGCACCAGACCCGCTGGGCCGGCTTCGATGACAAGATCTTGTCGTTGTACGCGCGCGGCATGACCGTGCGCGAGATCCAGTCGCACCTGGAGGAGATGTACGGCACCGAGGTGTCGCCGAGTCTGATTTCCTCAGTCACCGATGCGGTCGTCGAGGAGGTCAAGGCGTGGCAGGCGCGGCCACTGGATCCGGTCTATCCGATCGTCTATCTGGACTGCATCCACGTCAAAGTGCGCGAGGGCGCGGTGCGGGTCAAGGCGGTGTACCTGGCCATCGGCATCACCATGGGCGGCGAGAAGGAAGTGCTGGGCCTATGGCTGGCGCAGGCCGAGGGTGCCAAGTTTTGGCTGCAAGTCGTGACGGAGCTACGCAACCGCGGGGTGCAGGACATCTTCATTGCCTGCGTCGATGGCCTGAAGGGGTTTCCCGAGGCGATCGAGGCGGTGTTCCCGCAGACCACCGTGCAGCTGTGCATCGTGCACATGGTGCGGCACAGCCTGAACTACGTCTCGTGGAAACGCCGCGCCGAGGTTGCCGCCGATCTCAAGCGCATTTACGCCTGCGCCACCGTCGAGGAGGCCGAGCAGGCACTGACCGAGTTCGAGGCCAAGTGGGACGCCCAGTACCCGCCCATCAGCCAGTCATGGCGGCGCAATTGGTCACGACTGATCCCGTTCTTCGACTACCCACCGGAGATCCGCAAGGTGATCTATACGACCAACGCCATCGAGTCGGTCAACATGAGCCTGCGCAAGCTGACCAAGAACCGCGGCGCGTTCCCCAGCGACGAAGCCTTGATGAAACTGTTCTACCTGGCTCTGCGCAACATCACCAAGAAATGGACGCTGCCGATCCGCGACTGGAAGGCTGCGCTGAACCGCTTTACGATCCAGTTCGAGGGGCGACTTCCTCAGCGGTAACCCAAACCACGGTTACACAAAATTCTGCACACGCTCCTTCCGAGGTGCGCATGGCATCGCCGCAGCGCTACTGACCATCGCGTTCGTTCTGGCGCTACACATCCCGCAGAGCTACCGCAACGCCAGGCGCAAGGCTGCACAGGCACGCACTGCGCCGATGGTGAGGCCGAACCTTCCCGACTTCCCCGAGCAGCCGCGTCGCGGCGTTCGTTAAATCCCCCGCAGGGACTCCCCGCCCTGCACTTCGCGCCGTGATGGCGCCATGCCGACCGGAATATATAACAGGACGACAACTAATGATTACCTACGAAGAAGCCATCAAGTTGTTGTCGTACGAGCCCGAGACCGGGCAGCTGCGCTGGAAGATGTCGCGACCGAAGGCGAAAGCCGGCTCGGTGGCCGGCTCGATAAAAGGGAACGGCTATGTCCAAGTAAGAGTCGTGGGAAAGATGTATCTAGCACATCGCCTCGCATGGTTGCTGACTCACGGTGCCTGGCCAAAAGCGCAGATTGATCATATGAACGGCATCCGGCATGACAATCGACTCGCCAACCTTCGTGAATGCACGAACGCTCAGAACCAACAGAACCTAGGCTTGCTTCGCCACAACACGTCGGGCTGCATCGGCGCGTCGTGGCGCGCGCAGAAAGGGAAATGGAGGGCCAACATCAGAGCGCACGGCAAGGTGCGCCACCTCGGCTACTTCTCCACGCCTGAGCAAGCCCACGCAGCTTACATCGCAGCGAAGGCTCAGCTCCACGAGTTCCAACCTGTCCCAAGAGATAAAATATAATGAGCAACATCGCCGTCATCGAGCAGGACATCTACGGCACCAAAGACTCGTTTATGTCGGTTCTGGCTGATCGCTCGATCAATTTTGAGCGCGAGGCCGGCTTTGCGATTCAGGTGCTGCAGGCTAGCGACTACGCCCAGAAGATCGCGATGGGCAACCGGCAGTCTGTGGTAGATGCAGTGGTCAACATTGCAGCCATCGGCATCAGCTTGAACCCTGCCAAGCGCCAGGCATACCTGGTGCCGCGCAAGAACAAGATCTGCCTGGACATCAGCTACATGGGCTTGATGGATCTGGCAATCGAGTCTGGCTCGATCAAGTGGGCCCAGGCCGAACTTGTGTGCCAGAACGACAGCTTCGCGCTCAACGGCTTCGACAAGCCACCGTCGCATGCATACAACCCGTTCGATGCAAACCGGGGCGAAGTGGTTGGCGGCTATGTCGTGGTGAAGACCGCAGACGGCGACTACCTCACCACCTGCATGAGCCGCGAGGAAATCGATGGGATCATGAACCGGTCGGAGTCGATGAAGAGCGGAAACGCATCGCCTTGGAAGACCGATTGGCGCGAGATGGCCAAGAAGACCATCGTCAAGCGCGCCTATAAGTACTGGCCAAAGTCTGACCGGCTGGACCAGGCAATCCACCACCTCAACACTGATTCGGGTGAGGGCTTGGCGACGCTAGCCGTGCAGACACAGCGCGGCGCATTGCCTGCGCTCGAGCAGTTGAGTGAAGAGGATCAGGCCTGGATTGATTCGGCGAACAAGGTCAACACGCCTGAGGAATACGCCAACCTCAAGGCGGGTGCAATCGAATCCTATGTCAGTGCAGAGAAGATCCCGCGCGCAGTGAAGCTTGCCTTCAATCGCGCTAACGAAGCGGTTACCCCGAAGGACTGACATGCCCACCTATCACTTCGACATCGAGCAAGGCACGCCCGAGTGGAACGCCATCCGCGCCGGCAAGTGGTCCGCATCGCGCGCCGGAACGATCATGGGTGGACTGGACACCAAGGGGCTAGCAGATCTGGTAATGGATGTGGCATGGGGCCGCGTTTACGGCCCGATTGAGCACGCCAGCTACAAATCTGCGGCCATGGAGCGCGGCAACAATCTGGAACCGGAGACGCGCGAGCGCTACGCCTTCCAGACCGACCACGTGGTCGAGCAGTGCGGCTTTGTCGAGCACAGCACCATCCTGCATGTCGGCTGGTCGCCTGATGGCTTGGTTGGCCGCAAGCGCGGTATCGAGGCCAAGAACCCGCTGCACAAGGCGTACATGGAAGTGTGCGACCGCATGAAGATCCCGGCTGAATACCGGTGGCAGGTGAAATGGGGCATGTGGGTTGGCGAGCTTGAGGCGATGGACTTCCTCTGCGATCACCCGCTCGCGCAACTGATCATCCTGCCCTGCGAATTGACCGAATCCGAAAAACAGCAGATGGCAGAGCGCGTCGAAGTGCTGGAAAAGCGCGTCGCCGAATGGGTCGAAAAGCTGATGAACCGCAAGCGCGAGGCCGCCTAATGCCGCGCACCAATGACATGGAGAGAGAAATGAACGAACAATCCGGCAATTCCGAACAGTTGCCGCCCGATGCGGGAAGCGGTGGGGATGCGCGGGCGCAGTTTGAGGAGTGGGCGCACGACAACGCATTTGCAACGAACCGAGATGACAACGGCGTCTATCTTTCCGAAGACACCTACGGCGCGTGGCTCGCATGGCAACACCTCGCCGCCCGCCAGCCGGTGGACCTATCGAAGTTCCGCGATGCGGTAATGCACGCCTACGGACTGGCAACAGATACGCGCTTTGAGAGACAGCTCGGAAAGCTTCTGGATTTGATCGATACACCTCGCCAGCAGAAGGTGAAGTAATGGCCATCATCAAGAAAGACCGCACACCGTTCAGGATCGACTGCGCTTCTTTCGCCAAGCGCTACCCGGATCATGAGGCTGCGCGGCTTATCTCCGAAGCGGAGCGAATTATCGAGGAGTTGGAAGAACAGGCAGAGGAAATCGCCGTGCGCCAGTCGGTGGGACAGCCGGTGCGCTACGAGTATCGTTTTTACCGAACGGATGGAGATTGGAATCAGCGCGAAGGCTGGAGTGGCTGGGATGACTGCCGTAAAGAGGACTACGAGCGCATATCCAAATTCCCGGAAGATGGACGCGAAGTGCGCGCGCTCTACGCCGCCCCGCCCGCGCCTGCTGCTGTGCCGGTGGATGGCGTTGGCCGCAGGATGATTGGCGATGCGATCCGCAGCGCATACGACGCGGGGTACAACGATGCTCGCAATGCTCAGGCGAAGCCGGGCGACAGCGCGCCCGGATATAGCGGTCGCACAATCGAGTCTTTCCACGGGGAAGCACTGTCCAAAAGCCTTTCGGTTATTGCCGGCGCCGCCGCCTTGCTCGCCACCCACCCCCAGCCGGCAGCGGCGGAACAGAATGCGAACAAGGGCATGGCCGACGAATACCAGGAGTGGATAGACTTCTTCCACAAAGGAATGGGCGATTACGGCGACTTTCTGCGAAACGTAGTAATGCCGAGGGTCAGGCAAGACGACGCGCCGGCAGCGGCGGGAGGTGATGCGTGAAAAAGATCCATGTGTGCGTTGAGTGGCCAGGCGGCGGCTGGAATGAGGAGGTGGAGGTCGAAGAAGACGCCACGCAGGAAGAGATGGAACAGGCGGCTGCCGATGAGTTCTACAACCGCTGCAACTACGGATGGTCAGAAGTTGAGCAGGCCAAGCCGGAGGTGGGCAATGTCTGA